CTAGGCGATAGTGGCGATAGCCTTTTCATTCACAGACCTGCATTCCGCCAATTCATCATATAACTTATCTTCGCGTTCCTTTTGGTTTGTTATCATAGTAATTGTAATTTTCCAAATGAAAATCCCCAAGGCAATCGCACAAGCAATAGGAAACCCCACAGAAGATATAACATTTAACATCGCATCTAAATCCATAATTACACCCCCTTTCATTTTGTAGTTAGGGGGAATAATTAACTAGTGCGTTTCCACATATTCACTGATAGGTATGGCGGCATATTATTATGTGCCGCACCGCCGCCAGCATAGTTCATACCTAATGGTGCCCACCAAGTAGTTTTGTTTTCGGTAACACTATCCACCAAATATGAACCTCCATCTGGTTCCCAAGTGCTGTCACCGCCACCATTACCAGAGTACATAGCGTGTGTATGCTTTGGCATTTCATCATATGCCAAAGTATGAGTAGCTTCGCCACCCGTAGAACCTGGTTTATAAGTAGAATTTGAACCTAACAGGAATCTACCCTCTAGTTTCTCCCATGAGGTGCCGCTAAATAATGTGGAGGGGTCGGCCGCATTAACACTCATGTAAATACTACCTACGGGATAAACAATATTTATAATAGAGGCGTACTGTTCCGTTAGGGTACTAACTAAGTTATCCACATACTATTTAGTAGTGGGGTTATTTGAATCAGTGGGTGCTAATACAGATACAGGAACATTGAAATTAAAATCATCAGAAGACCAATCAAAAACAGGTAATGATTTAGCAATATATTCTTTACTAGAAACAGTGTTAATAGCATCCTATACCCTTGCCTCAAAATTATAGGTCTCAGTATAGGATAATCCACTTTTGGTTACAGTGACGGAAAATGTTCCGTCATCATTCTTTGTAACATTGGGAATAGTTGTCCAAGAACCCCAAGAGGATGAGGAATTAGATTTATAACGGTAACTAACCGTTATGTCATTAGAAACTTTTCCAAAGCTACCTTTGAACCAAGTGCCGCTAATATCAATTGTGGCGACACCACTAGTGTTTATCTCAATACCATTTATTGATATAGTGGGGCTTTTATAATCTACTGCCGCAAGGGTAATAGTTTTTACCGCACTGCGGTTACGGGTATCAGTCGCCCCGAATCTAAAGACACCATTATTATGACCGATAAACGTTTGAGTTGTACCATGTCTGTCAGAATAATAATTAGGCATATTCTGACACCATTTGTCTTTTACGTATGCACCTGGGGTAGGTGCGGCATACAGGTTTATTTGGACTGTGGACACACCACTAATAATAGTGCTAGTATTGCCCGATAGCTAAAGGGATATAGCGTCTGTGGTTGCTACGGTTGAACTTATTTCTGGTTTAGCATCATCGGCTATTTTTACTACGAACGTTGATGTGTAGTTAACTTCTTTCCTCCCCGCGAAAGTGTAATAGGAAATTAATTTACCTGTTTTACTAGTCGCGTAAGGGAACTATTTGGAAAAAGCCATGGGGATTTTCCAAGTGATTGTGGCGGGAACATTCGTGGGAAATATGTTATCCTTTATAACGCCAGTTAAATCACCAAATTCATATTCTATGCTATAGTGTCCTGTGCCACTAGTCGAAGAACCCTCAGTGGAAATTACGGCATCTTCGCCTATAATACAAGTCGATAGTTTAGTTACTAATGCCATTTATATTATCCTCCTATCCAAAAGCAACCTGTGCGGCTGCCATTATCATAATCTTCAAATCGACTGTTTTCGCCTATAATCAAATAGGTTGTTGCATGGAGGTTTCTAGCCTCGACACCACCATTATCAGCGGTTAGTACCACTTCGCCGCCTTTGCTAACCCTCATGCCATCCTCAGAAATATTAGTGGTAATATCTACGTCACTCTTTTTAATGGTCAAACCTTCTTGGTTAAATGTAAAACCCGTAGACGTAGTTACTTTATCCACGCCACCCGCCAATTCCTCTTGAACTATTAGTTCTACTTGGTCAGACGTGATAGACGCATTAACCTTTTGGTTTATATTATCTATCTCTGTATCTGTGGCGTCTTGGCGGTTCGTGATACTGCCAACCGACGCATTAATGGATTTTTGGTCTAATTGGATTTGGCTAATAGTGCTATCCTGACCATCGACTTTAGTAACCACTAATTCTATTTGTTTATTGGTTTTATCAACTTTGGCGTAAGTCTGATTAAGAACCTCACCCAGGGTAGCAGGATTAGATTCACTCTCTGACGAGTCTTTATACGTCCAAGAGAGTTTACTATTGAGGCCGCCATTATAGGTTAGGGTCTGATTAAATAAGTATGTGTTTATAGTTGAATTGTCTTTGGCTACGATAGCTAAGGGGGTTCCAATTGCTAGCTAATAGTTTCCTCGCCAAGTACATTCATAAGGTGTTATCGCTTTATTCGCTAAGGAATCTATATACCCTTTTATTATTGTGGCGACCTCGCTACTAGGCTTTAATCCTAGAATGTTATTATCTCGGATATATTGTGTATCACCGACACCGCCATTAGTAGCGGTTACATTATCCCCTAGTTCAGTAGCATAGGTGATATTCGCCAGTTGTCTTTGATTATCCGCTTTTAATGTGAAATAATCCTCTTTACTGATACTGTGTGGGGTAGTTGTTTGTAAAATATCAGTAAATACTAATTGGTTTGCCCCATCACAATAATAATATGTAATGGTAGCCTCCGCCGCATCATCTAACACCGAACGTAGTGTTTCTGTTCCATCAAGGTTATAAGGTGGGGCTATGCTAAATCCATTATTGGAACTATTCTAAAATTTAGTAGCCTTTAAATATTGGGCGATTGCGGCGACCGCTTTACCCAAGTCTTGGGGCTATACATTTAGGTCATTCCAAGTGTGATTAGCCGCATCATATAACATATCATAACCTTTAATGGTTAAATTGTTGGTGTTCTCGTCTCGTGTTATCTCTTTGGGGTAGAATCTCGGTAACGTGGTCGCCCCATAGGGTAAAGAGTTAACAGTGAAATAGACTAGGAAATAATCGTATTGATTAATATCTATTGTTCTATTGGGGTCTAACAATTTTACCGTGGCGGATTGGCAAATACCAAACCCAAAAAATTTTCCCTATTCACCTGTCTGTTCTATAACTACTTCTATAATGTTGTCGTCCCCACTATAGGTGGTTGCCAAGGTAGAACCCTTATAGAATTCTACCTTAGCTTTTACTTTACGAGAGGGAGACATTATTTCTGTTGCCATTTAGTTTTCCCCCTTATAATTCGATGAAATTTAAACTCATTTGTTTAAATACTTTGCGGTTATCCTATATCGTGAAATATTCGGGTTCGGGGGTTCCCGTATAACACTATATAGTTTTTAGTGTTTTCGTCTCTGGGTCTAGAAATGAGACATTAACCACATAGTCTTTTATCGCTGCTAAAAGACTATTCATGTGGTTATCTAGCATCGGTCTGAACCCGACATACACTTTAATCTTACGATTGATTATATCTATAACGGTATTACCTGCGGCATTGCGGCCACTATTATCACTCACGAGAGTTTCATAGCCAACCTTCAAGGAACTCACCAAATGTGAGAAATCAGTATTGTTTATTTTAAAGTAAATCATAAAATGTTACCTCCTTATATTACCGCTAATGGTAAATTACCAGTTTGTTTAGTTATACTGTTGATAGAATTAATGGTTGTCCAACCTAATTCTTTACCATCAACATTTAATGATACCCTAGTGGGCGAGGCCATTCTTGCGGCCAGTCTATCAGCGAGTTTATCCATCCACTCCGTGTTATTCTCTAGAGGAACAACAGCTTCTTTACCTTGTTCACCAACCATCGCAATTGTAGCGGAATCTACAATACCACCTTTGGCGAGACGAGGCATATGGAGTTTTTGGACATAGCCAACATTGACGCCAGGTAACAAGTTGATTAATCTGATAGCACCATTAATTAAACCAATGGCGGTATTAATGGTTCCCTCAATCAACCATATTATGCCATTAATGCCAGACTTAACGGCGGATGATATAGCGTCGCCAATTGACGTTCCTAAGTTTGAGAATTTGTCTTTGATTTTGCCCCAAATATTGCTGAAGAAATCAACGATAGGTGCGAATACGTTCTTTACAGCGTTAAAGGCCTTGCCCCAAATGTTTTTGAAGAACTCAGCAACAGGTCTAAATATCCCTTTAATGTCACCCCATAGGTTAGAGAACCAATTCTTTAATCGCGTTCCCCAAGATTCATACTTACTTGGATTTAGGCCAGTTTGTAAATCACTCGGTAAATCTTCTACAAACGTTTTACGCGAATCCTATGACATATTGGCCATAGCCCTAGAAATGTAATCTCTAGCTTCTTCGGCGGATATTCTACCACTGTTATAGGCATCAATAACTGTGGCCTTAAAATCATCGTAGCTATTACCCTCTTTAGATAATGCCAACGCATTTTCTATTGAGGCCTAGGTCTCGGCTTTCTTGGCCGCACGCAATTCCTCTGTAGATTCTTTCAAATCATTTTGGGCTTTTTCACTATCTAGATATGCTTTATAGACTTCCCTTTGGGCATCAGTCATATCTTTATAATCTAATGTGCCTGCCGCCACTTGGTCAAATAACTCTTTACCCGAAATACCCGTTTTTGCTTCGGCTTCGGCTAACCTATTCTAGGCGGCCTCGGCACTATCAACCGCATTAACATAGGAATTAGTTGCGTTAGCCAAATCTTCTTGGGCTTGTTTCAAATCCTCCATGGCGGTCTAAGTGTCTTTAATGCCGTCTCTTTCTTTTCTAAGTGCCTCTACCAATAGGGCAATTGCGGCAATCAACGCTATCACTGCGGTTACTATTGCTAAAACGGGATTAAGAGACATTGCGATATTCACCATGTAAATCACAGGGATAAGAATTAGTAAAGCCGAAACTATTAACATAATAACATTTTTGGCATTCATACCGTTTTCCCCTATGTCTATAAGTGTTTTTACCAATAACACTACACCCGCAGCCGCGGCGGCAAATGCTATGTTACTTTTCGGTATTGCAGCAAGCAAGTCATAAAATTTACCTGATACTATAGAGAGAACGGAGACAAGCGTACCTAACACGCCAACTATCAATCCTATTACATTAGTGGCATTAGCCCCGTTTTCGGCTATATCATGTAGAGATAATACCAATACGCCTATGCCACCTATAGCACCAGCTACTGCACCAGCAAGGCCGCCAAATAATGAAATTACACCGCCTATAGCTAATCCGACACCCACAAGAGTTCCGATTAAATTACTAGCGTCCATGCCATGAACCCAAGCCTCATTGTAGTTGGTTATTGTAAGATACAAACCCGCAATTATTGATAATACGGCAGGGATTGAACCTAATAACGCTTTTAGTCTATCGGTAGATTTAAATAAACCGCCTACACTGTTAGTAGCTTTTATAATAGCATTAGTGATTGGTTCCCAATTGGCGACGGCATACATAGCACCAGCGATTAGACCCAGGGTAACTAATAACGCTTCGACTTTCTTTCTACTTTTGTCTAGGCCAGCATTGAAATCATCAAAATCAGGTAACTATATATTGGGCATCTACATACTATCAACTGACGGAACGGAACCTCCGCCACCACCTCCGCCGCCTCCACCAGTAGTGGTTGGGGATTGGACTACATTGAGTTCATCAAAACCCATTGTCTATTTTTTGAGTTCCTTTGCGGCGGCTGCTGCCCCACCAATAGCACTACCATAATTCTTCATGCTAGTGGTAGCTTTATTAATGTTATCATTCGTCTTACTAACACTAGCTTTACCATCTGAGAATATCCCAAAGAAAGCACCTAACCAATTGATAGCGGTTATAATCCACTAACACAGGGTTGCGATTACCTAGACTATTACTTCAATGGCCGGTTTCAGGACACCCAATACCACTGCCGCCACATTACTAAATGCCGTGATTAATGGTAAAAGTTTTGCGGCTACATCGGCTAATTGAATCTTTAGATTAGCCTGGGATTGGTTGTAGTCTAACATGGCTTTAGAGTTGTGTTCATATATAGCGGCCGCATTACTATATAAACCATTTAATAGACTACGTAAATAGACTTCTCGTTCATGGGCGTTGTTCATAGTAGCTAACTAACTATTAACCGCATCCTCACTAACACCCATCCAGTTTAAGGCGTCTGCCAATGTTCCCGTTACTTTGGCGACTTGGGCGGTCTCATTAACGGACTCCGCCAATGTCTCAATGGGAATGGCGTCACCCATAGTAGCATAAACACCTTGTAATATCTTCGTCCATTCCGCCAAGTCTTTCTCGTTAGTAGTTATTCTAGCGAGGTTCTAAGCGGTCTCAACCGCCCTATCACTATCACCTAAGAACCTATATAGTTCTTTGAATGTTTTAGTGGCCTAGGCCGCTGAACTCCCTGCGGATTGGAATGCGGCATTTAATTTGCCTTGTAACTTACCAAATTCTATACCCTCTGACAGACTTGCGGCGGCCAGGGCGAACGACGCCACAGTCTTTAATACGGATTGAACACTTTTCTTAATGCCACCCATAGCCTTTTCCACGCCTTGTTTAACTTGGTTAGAGGCTTTATTTACGTCATTCAAGGATTTGGTTACTTTGTCTATGCCTTTGGCGGAACTGCCGCCTTCTTTGCCAATACCCTTTAGGTCTTTCTTGACTTTGTTGATACTATCAACGGCCTATTGGACACTAGCTTTAATTTGTATATTTAAAGTTTCTTCTGTCATTGTTCTGTGTTTCCCCCCTCAAATTTCTTATTAAATTGCTATGCAAATGTCATAAATGCTATAGCATCTTTTTCGGCTGAGGATTGAATTGGTTCCTCTTCCGTTTCTACTTCTTCTTTGAACAAGGTGGGATATACATCTTCTATTTTTGGCGTTTCACTTTTATCGCCTAATACTATTCCTACTAGTTTGGCTATTAAATTTGCCTATATATAATCATATGTAGCCTGTTCCTTTAGGTTGCGTTCTTTCACTCTTTGGTAACTTTCTAATCTTCGGGCTATTTCACCCAAAGACAAATCCCAAAATTCGTTTTCCGTCATCCCAATGTCAAGGCAAGTTTTTATTAGCGAGTCAAAATACTCTTCATATGTGGCGAAGTCGGGTTCGGCCTCGCCTTTTAGGCGTTTTTTTCCTCGGTCTCCTTTGGCATAATTCCGCTAGCCTGGAATAATTCTATCATTACAGGAATAAAGTCAGTAGTAGCATGACCATCCGCGATATAATCATCCATAATATCATAAGCGTCATTAAGTGAAATCCCGTGATTAAAACGAGTCAGAGAAGCGTGAAGAACCGCTACCATTTCCGTCATTGAGGGGACACGAGTCTCACCGTCAGAAGTCATGAATAACATAAGTGGATTACAACCAATTTGACGTTCTAATTGGACAATAGAACGTGTAGTAAGCGATAAACGATAAGTGTTGTTACCAACCATAAAATCTATAGTGTTCATAAGAAAAAATCTCCTTTAAAAATATAATGTTAAAATGTGGGGCGGCTATTAAACCGCCCCTTTATAATTACGCATTCGCAGCAATAGTAATTTTGCTATTGGGCTTGATAGAGAGAATGTAGGTCATAGCCGTGGCAATCTCGCCCGCCTCAAGAGAGACAGAACACTCACCACTAAATGTTGCGGTAGTGCCATCGCCAAGGGTGACTTTCCAATCAACAGAACCGTCCAGGCCATCAAGGGTCAAGAACTAAGCCCCGCCATTACGCCAATAAAATTTAAAGTCAATGCTGTCGCCATATGTAATCAGACCAGGGATATACATATGTGCGTCGTCAGCGAGAGTAGTAACCTCGATAGACTCAGTGGTTCCGCCCAAAGAAGGAATACTCACAAGGTCAACAAGGTCGGTATAAGTCTCGCCAGTAGTCTTGTAAGACAGTTTAGTCTTTTTATAAGTAATAATTTCGTTCGCCATTTAAGGTTCCTCCTATTTAGTCAAATTCTTCGTACCCTAATCCCTCATACGTCATAATCTTTTGAATCATGGCGGAACTAGGGTCATATAATTCATTACTATTGGTTCTAATAAAACCAATAGGTCTTAGTGTATCATCTATTTTTTTAGCGTATTTCTATAAATCCGCTATATCAGTTCCCCATACTTTAATTTGATATTGAACCCTACTATATCCTACAGTGTCGCCATTTCCTATAACATAGTTATTGAGTCCTATATAACTAATCAGTGGCGTGGCATCGCCTCGACTGAGGGTTAATTCATATTTAACAGGGATACCAATAGTTTTTAATGCCGTTACTAATCGTGTGTGGTAATCAATCATTAATACTACCCCCTAATATCTCTAATATAGTTGTCCTATTCTCATCTAAGGCAGGTCTCATATACGGTTGGGGCGGTTGGCCGCTAGTTGTGTGCCATTCCCCTTTATCGTCTTGATAACACCAAGGCGTGGGGCGGCCGCCTTTATCCGCGAATAGACCCGTTCCATATTCTATATAGGGGGCGTATTCTAGCGGCGTATAAACGGTTCCTGTGACCTCTCGGCCATTATTCTCTACTTTACTAGTTATACTTCTTCTAAGTTCGCCTGTTTGCACAGGAACCTTTTCTTTTGCCGAACGTTCAATTAACGCACAACTTTTCTTCATACCATCAGATAATTCATTTATATCTAATAGGCTATCTAATTTCTAGGTTAATTCAGTCAATCCAGTAATATTTACTTCCATGGCTTTTATCCCATTGCCGCCATATACACTTGCTTATATCTACCCATTGGGTTCACATATAGGACTTTGAGTTTTTGATTGCCATATTCAACGATATGTTTATCACTAATTTCTTTATTAAATGTAATCCCAATGTAAGTAGAGTTAGTGTATAAAGGATTATCCGAAATAGCCTAATTCATTAAATTAATTGCCATCAGCACAGTGCCGAATGACCCCTCATCTATAATAGCCTCGCCATATTCATTTTCTTTCATAGGGTAATATCTGTATTCCGTCATTTGTGCGTTTATCATTGGGTCATACCACCTTTATTACCCGTCTGCGTTTACGGTCAAGTATAGCTATAATATCTGAGGGATAGCCATCAATATAATTCTCTGAGACGCCGCTATAGGACTGACTAGCCAAGCCTTCACTATTAGTTCTATTTAGTTTAATTACTGCGATTCTCTCCGCAACAATTTCTAATTCATAGTCTAATTCTCTATTGCAATAGGCCTGAACCTCGGCCATGGCCTATTTCAAGGCCAGGCCGATTTGGGCATCTGTGAAATTCGGGGCGGCCGCCCCAAGCATTACTTTAATTTCTTCTATCATAATGGCTACCCCTAACCTTTATTAGACAGTAACCTCGGTAGCTGCCTTGGGGGCTAAACCAACAGCATAGCCAATAGCGTTAATCTTATTGCCCGTAGCAACAGCATCAACGGCCACTTCCCAAGCACCATTAGCCGCCTTAGCGGTATAGGACTTAGAACCCACAGAGACAACGACTTTGAACACGTCCTGACCGCAAGTGCCAGCAACCTTAGCCGCACCATTAGCGGGCTTAGTGATAACAACATTCTCGGTCTGGGGCTTTGCTAACATAGCGATGTAATTCTCGTCAGTCAGGGCAACAAGGCCAACCTTGCGGATATAAACAATGTTCTCACGCTTATTCTTATCGCGGTCGGTCTCAGTCTCTACACCCTTCTTAGCAAAGTAGGTAATCGCATTGGGGTTCACGAGATAGCAAGCACTCTCAGGGACAGCGGCAGACATAACCACAGGAACGCCGCAAATGTGACCGATATAGCCAGTGCGGACATAATCCTCGACGTAGGTTAAATCATCGCCTAACTGTTTGCGGATATAGGCCTATTGCTTAGGAGAAACCAGGAGAGTATAACCGCTTTCATCCTCGTTAGAGGCATTAATCTCGGCAAGTGCGTCAACGACCTTGTTGAAGAAATAACGTGCGGTGCTGGTAGCGAAATCGCACTCAACAACCTTGGTCGCCTTACCCATCTCAATAATAGCCTTGCGGTTGAGGTTATTGACCATATTCTCGGCCTGACCCTTTAGGAGAGTATCAACCACAATAGGATTACGCATGGCGGCCTCATCAGACCAATGAGTTCTACCCTGGGTAGTAACAACCTCATATTCCTCTTCGGTGTAATCGACTTCGCTGAAATCGTCGTTGCCTTCACCCTCAGCAACATCCTTAATATTGTCATTGGCGACATACTTCTGAACCTTAATCTTCATGCCGGCCTCGGCGGTCAGACTGTCGTCGCTATGCATGAACTGAGACATAGACACCTTAGTATCTAACATAGAATTAATTTTCTCACGAATGAGTTCGTGACTAAAATATACGTTTGCCATAAAATAGCATCCTCCTATTATTATTTCAATAAATTATTGTAGTATGTTGGATTACCATCTAATAGACGTTGCATCTCCGCCATAGGTAGTTTCAAGAATTCCTCTTTGGTCATTGGGGCTTTGCTGCCGCCGCCATTCCCATTGGGGACATCCCCACCTATGCGTTTCTCTACCTCGGATTTAACTGCGGCCTTAAATAGTTTATCCAACTTATCAATATTAGCTTGGGCGGCTTCAATATCGTCGCTTACGGCTAATATATCTGCGAACTCGGCGGATAGACCACGACTAGACAGGACACTCTTTAACTCGCTACGATTCTTTTCAATTTGGAATTCGGCAAGCTGTTCCTCTAATTCTTTAATCTTTTGGTCTTTCTCAGCCTTATCGCGTTCGTCTCCATCCAATTGGGATAGAGATAGTTTCTATTCGAATTTCCTTTGCTGCGTCTTTAACGCTTGGGCAACTCGTTTATCTGATTCACTTTGAATCATGGCCAACACTTCTTCTTTAGTGAAAGTGGCGGCCTCCTGTTCCGTACCCTCGTTGTTATTGGGGTCTTGGTTCTCATTAACGTTAATGTTGGTATTTTCTTCTGCCATAATATTTTCTCCTTTTTAGATTTGTTGCGGCCTTGTAGGTCGCCCCAATTGATAGTGTTACGGTCTAGTGACCGCCCCACAGGTGAGTAATTGGATTACTCGATTACGGGAACAATGCAGCATTTACAGTTTGGGTGTTTCGGCACTAGTGCGGCGGCCTAGGCCAAAGGATATTTCTTACCTTTCATGGCCTTGCAATCATCGCAAGCGTTAGCCTCTACTAATACCTCGACTAACTAAACCCCATAATCCTCATAACGCTACTTTGCGGCCTCGGTCTACAGATGTGCCATTTCCGTTCTGATTAATGCATCAGCCCGATGATAGCTAACCTGAAACCGTTCTATTAATTCCCGTTTTAACTATGTCGTCTTTTTGCCCGAAACCAAACACTCAATTAATTTATCAGTGAGTTCTTCCTATAGTAATTGAGTATTGTTCCAGACTCTTTGACTCCATGACAACCCGTCCGCACACCACACCTAATTGATTACCTTTTCAATTCCCAAAGGGTCAAAAGTGGCGAAGGCAGGGTCAGAGGGACGAGATAATAACTCATATATCCCCCTATACTATTCTTGAAAATTCAGGGATAACTATTGAATACTTTTGTCCCCGAATTCCAAAAATTTTTTAGATAACTCAGCTTGTGCTTGCCAATACCTATCTAGCCTATATAAATCGGCGGGCGTGGGGCTTTCGACCGACGCCGCCAATTTATCATAGACTGCTTCGAATTCACTGATTACTTTTTTCATTAGTGAATTATATTCTTTTGCCATCTTCTAACGACTTTTTTCAATGGCCATATTGGTATAGGCTTCTTGTGATTTTGTTGAACGAATTAGCCAATATAGATTACTCATTATCTTCGTCTTCTTGCGTCAGGCTGCCGCCCAAATACAAACTCATATTCTCCTTCTTTTGGGCGGATATCGCATCCAATTCCGCCTATACGTCTTTAACAAAAGGTATTTGGGCAAGTAATGTGGCGTCACTGACAGTTCCCTTCAAGGCATTGACCAAATTCACAATGCTAGTATTATCTTCGGGAATATTACGAGTAAAGCTAATATCTATATCACGGAACACTTCTTCGCCAAGTTTCAAAGACTCGACACCGCAAATAATTTCAATGCGGCGTTGGAGTGCCTTCTTCATTGCGGCTGCTATCATAGCGGCCTTGGTTTCCATGCCTGTTAATCTATATCGAATGGCGATACCCGAAGAGACACCACCCACAAATGTCTCACTACTAAAGTCGGGACATTTCGCAATGCGATAAATATTATCGTGAATGCGTTTTAGGATATTCTCAACCTGGGTATCTGTCGCATTCTTAGTTAGCCAAGTGGCGGTAGAACCCTCAGGCAATACCAAGGTTCTATTTTGCTTCATTAAAGCAATTTGTTCTATATTCTCGTCTGTGGGGTCAATGCCTATCAAAGCAAAGTAGGCATCACAGAAAGCGGAATAGTCGTCAACCTCATCGGACAAAATAGTATTGGCCGCATCCTGTAACCCCATGATAGCGTCAAATACTGACTTCTCATCGGGTAAATAGAATATGTTGGCGGGAACCTGACTAAAGTAGTGGCGACTTTGGCTTAGTAGCGTCAATTGACCATTCTTACCCGCCATATTATAGTGAGTAACTTCTTTATCGTCATAAACATCGACGCAATAATTAATGGAGTTGTCCCATTCGTTAGCCTGGTATATGCGAACGAAATAGCGAAGGTCGCCACTCAAAGTATTATCATAGACACCAAAACAAGATAGAGGGTCTATAGTGCGGAATCTGACCTTGGCGTCGCCATCTATATACATTAACTCCGCCGCCACCCCCACCTTTAATGCATCCAATAGGAAAGAGGAATCTTCCTCTTGGTAATCGTTGTAATTGAGTACATCCATAATATCATCAATATCTTGTTCGCTATTGTAGGAAATATAGCCAGGTGAGGCAATGTAGCCGCAATAGGCGTCGGTTATATCCTAACAATAGTTAGTCACGATTCTATTACATGGCTTGGTGGGGTCTTCATAATACTTTTGTAGTATGGGTTGATTGCCATCATAATAATCTTTATAGGTTTGTAATTTAGGAACTACGTTCGAATAGAATTTCATTATCATTTGGGACAATAGTTCCGTGGTGAGGAATGTGTTATTTGGTAATGTAAACATCTATATTAACCTCCTGTTATCTCAGGGTAATCTTCTATAGCACGAATGTAATTAGCGTAGGTCGCCCAATTGGTAGCATTTTTATATTCATCTACCAAGCTAGCGGGAACATATATATAGGGGTGTCCTGAAGTGTTTAAAAGACCAGGACCAGCTAATGGGACTAATTCAGGGCTACGAAAAATAAATGTTTTTAAATTATAATCATAAGCAAACGTCATATATGTTCCTAAGTCAACACTTGACCTAAAATCTATTGAAGGAACATTAGACTCAGAGATTGCCCTTTCGCCAAGGATAATAGGAGAATGAAAAACTATTGGCTAGGTTAATTGAGGAGTAAAGGCACAACCCCATTTAGCGATTGACGTTAAGTTAGGAAAATCAAAACCCGCCACTTTTTTGTTAGACATGGCGTTAGACTAAATAGATGTTATGTTATCACTCTTGAGTGAAAGAACTAACGAACCAGCGGTGTTACTGGGCATATATGTGTTACTCAAACTTGTAATATTGCTTGGTAAAGTGGTTGTAATACACAAATTATTTCCCAAAAAAGTTGCCTCATTTTCACCCGAAGGCAAGTTACTAATGGCGGCCGCCATCTCACCAGGTTTATATACGGCGGTGCCTCCATTTTTTCCTCGTATGGCTGAGGCTATATTACTTAAACTAGTTTCTTCTACTAATACATTAGCCATTAATAACTCACCTCATTTGCATTTTTAATATTACTGATTGCGTCGTTGATTAACGCCTGAACTTGTGCCTGAGTCTAATAACCTTTGTTAGTAATAGCTGTTTCTACATCATTTGTAGTTACGAAATTACTAACGTCAGGAATCTTAGCTTCTACATTAGATAGGCTAGCTTGTGTTGCATATGCTTGTTGCCTTACAAATTTTTCACTCTCATTAATAGCAGTCCTACACACATTATCGCCCTCGAATTCCCAAGTATTATTATCATATACTACGGCCTTATATGTCCAATAGGTCGGTCTACTAATATTGAGAACGTCGCCAGTACTACCCTGCCCAAAGAACATAATTGGGGCATGGTTATTATATTCATACCTAAAAACTGAAGTCATAAACCAGCACTAATTCATATCATTGGTATGTGTATTAACTATTTTGAGTTGCACCGTTTGTCCTGCAATTAAAGCATTTTTAATTTCATCATATGTCTTATCAGCAGTAATTTTTCCACCCTGGTCAACTAGGCTACCCTTAGTTATCCCATCCATTGTAGCATTAACATAAAATATCGGTTTATATTCCACCACACTATTAGAATTAGTGGTAATAGTTAATGCGTTATTTGCCGAACTAGCCGATTTAACATATTCCGTTGGTAGTTCTGCTTTGGTTGCTAATGTGGGTAAAGTCTTCTCTTTATCTACATACAACTAATCACCATAGGCCTTATCTAAATACTCCATCTGGAACACGTTACAACTCCACATATCATCTTCCATGCTATAGTAGATATAATAGGTCTTAACGCTATTACCAGCCAGCATGGTACCCAAAAGGAGAAGGTCAACAGAATCATTAATAGGAGTGTAGCTAAAGGGCATACATACTACAATCCCCTCCGATATCTGAGAGTCATTTAACTTTAGTAGTATATTTTGACCCGCCGCATATGCCGCTTTTATGTTTTCCTTTGTTGCGGACACATTTCCAAGGGTGCTATAACTTACTCCTTCCTCTGTTTCCACAGTGCCGATATCAGCAGTAACTATTAGCCATTCTTTTTCTGTCGTGCCGCCGCCACCCGCAGCAGGAGGAGTGAATACAACAGACTCACCTTTATTGTTTATGATAGTTAAAGACCCATCCCCAAGGTTGGCAACCTTTAAATACGTTTCGGGAATGTCAGCCGCCACATTACTCAATTCAACTTTAGTGGCGAGGCCAGTGGTATCAGGAATCTTACCCTCAACCTTAGTTATTGCATCGGTCATTTCTTTACGAATAACAAAATTACTAACGTCAGGTATTTTATTTTCAACTAAATCTAATTCATTTTTAGTTGCGAGGCCTTCTACACTTGGAATTTTATTTTCCACTACATTCAATTCATTTTTAGTGGCGAAATTCGATGTATTAGGTATAGAGGTTTTAACCTCATCTAATTCAACCTTTGTCGCTAAACCCGTAGTATCAGGAATTGAGGATTGAACCGCATTCAATTCCACTTTAGTAGCAAAATCATCACTACTAGGAATTGTTGCGGCGACCTCATTCAACTCAACCTTAGTCGCCAAACCACTTACATTGGGTATTTCACCTTTAGTGGCGAAACCGCTAACATCGGGAATCTTATTCTCTACTGCCGCCAACTCAATCTTAGTGGCGAGACCCGATGTATTAGGAATTGAATCTTGAACTGCATTCAATTCTCTACGAGTGGCGAAATTGCTAACGTCGGGGATTTTATTTTCTACGGCCTTTATTTCCGCTTGCGTAGCGAAATCCGCAGAACTAGGTATGGAATCCTTAACCGTATTTAATTCCGTTTTAGTGGCGAAATCCTTAGTCTCAGGAATGGAGGCCGCTACCTCACCCAACTCTGTCTTTGTTGCTAGACCAGATATGTCAGGAATTTTAGACTCTACAGTCGCCAATTCGTTTTTAGTGGCGAGGCCACTTATATTAGGTATTTTATTCTCTACCTCTTCTAGTTCTACTTTAGTGGCGACACCGCTTAAATCTACCTTTTGAGTGGAAATAACACCATCACTAGTAATATTAATGGTGTCGCCATCTACCTTTACGCCGCCCAACACTTCTTTAGTGGCGACAGGTAACTCATAAGGCAAATATTCGCCTTTAGGAATTACTAATTCCATCTTGGGGCTATCACTCTACCATTTCACTATCATAGTTAGGTATTACCTCCTCTGTTTCTGTATAAACCCTATCTGTTCCCATTGGGTCAATAGCCTCGGCATATTTAATGCCATCACGTTTTATATAGTAATTACTATTAGAATAATTACGAGTAAATTGAGTTCCATTTATCTCTACTGTTTCTGTAATGACCATCAAACGCAACCCCCTTCTCGGTATAGTGGCGTCCAATAGTTCAAATATTGACCATTATATTTTATCCTATAGAAACCTCGGCCAATAAAATCTAAATCGTCAGGTATCTCAAAGAACCAAGTGTTAGATGTGTATTTGGCGGCGACCGCCCCAGCGGTCTTACCATCGTAGCAAATTTCCATGGTTAAATCGCCGGTTGAGATTACCTTACCGTCGTCATCTGTGAGGCTTAACGCCACGAAATTATTACCGCCATTGCTAACGCGAATGGCGTCATATATATAATTAATCAATTGGTATTACCTCCAATCTCATTTAATGGCTTTACAATCCTAGTAAAGCCTTATCAAATGTGCCTAGCTTTTTCTTAGCCGTATAAATATCACTATACGCATAACCTAGGCCATCTATCGCGTGGGAAAATTCATGGGTCATATCCTCTGTATATTCTCCCGTGACTTTATCCTTCTTATAGGAGAAATTCTCCAATTCATTTATTAGGTTTTTACATTTGGGATGTACTATTATCTCGTTATTCTATAGAAAAGATATTCTAGCCTTAACACTATCCTTACCCTTAATACAAGGTAAAGCGTTAAACCCCTGACTCTTCATATACTCTATAGAACGAGGTTCCGCACTATCCATATAAACCTTATTCTTATAGCTTATTCCCATATCACGCATGGCCGCCGCCACCTCATCCAGTTGGCGACCCCGCTAATAATATTCGTCATACACATATATCTTTTTATTAGCTTCGTCATATAGGCTACAAATAACCGTAGTGGGGTCAATAAACCCAAAGTCAGCACCTATTCGCAATTCTAATCCCAGACTCTATGGGTCAAATTCCTAACGTCGCCAATTCTGAAATACTAATCCCTCTGGGTCAGTACCCCATTCCCCATAGCAATAAATCCTAGCCTTTTGCGGATTCCGCACTTTCATAGCTTCTAATGTGTCTACATATTCCTGAGAAAGAAACGGATTATCTAAATAGGTTGTCTTACTAAAAAACAGATTGTGCGGCGGCCGCACTTCACAGTAGTCATATAGCCAGCTATTCTTATTGATTGGGTTAAATGCCGCTATAATCTATTGGTTAGTTCCGCCTCTTAAACGCAAATCTAATTGTTCGTAGATATTACGAGGAACTTCAAAGACCTCTTCTATAAAGATAGTAGTGATACCCGCCAATGATAGTAACTTAGTTTCCTCGTCTAGTCCTGTGAATATAATCTCAGACCCATTGGGGAACGCAATGGCGAAGTCGGTCTCACGAATCTTCATAACGGGGGTTAATCCCCATTCCTATAGCACCTACTTAAATAATGCAAAAGCGGTTTGGCGAATCGTCGTCTTGTAGCGTCTACAGACTAGGACTCGTATCTTCTCCCTAATGCAACGAACTATTAGTTTCTGAGTTATGAAATAACTCTTCCCAGACCCTGCCGAACCCAAATATATTTCGTATCTGTGGGTATAATCCAATAGCATAGGATATAACTTAGGACTAAATGCACTAGGCTTCAACGTTAAATTTATTTGGGGCATGGCGCCCCCTCACTTCCCAATGGTCAAGTTAATGGCGGAATCGGCCTCAACCGACACCTTGGTTTTATCTTCGGGCTTATAACCTACGCCATCAAGTATATATTTGACTGCGTTCCAATTACCCGCCTCCGCCATCTCACCCAGCTTGTTCATAGCTACAGATTCTAATTCTTTATATTTCTATTGGCATAACTCTTTATATATAGCCATAAATCTCTCATCGTGGCGGTAATCGTAAAAGGTGCTATCTCCGATTCTCGCCAGCTTAGCAATTTCGCCATACTTCAAGTATGGATTCTCAACCCAGATGGTCGCCACTTTGCGGTAACGTTCTAACAAATATTCTTCTTTAGACTTACTCATTTTGGGGCTACCCTCTTTCCATTAATATTCTCTCTTAATCTCTTATACACAGTCAAATAATCATGTATGGGGACACATAAACCTGGGTCTCGCCATTTATTTATGGCCTCTAATACCTCAGGATTTGACTATATAATTCCATACCATAATTTATTATTATCACTCTTTAACTCCAAATGGAAACCCAATAGCATGAGATACGCCATTTGGTTTAATGAGTATATACATAAATACTTCTTCACCTTATAATCTCCCTAATATTAATTTTGTTGTAATGCTAACATTTACTCAATTCATCTAAATGCACCAAAGCTAACTCAGCCTCTTTGTAGTATTCCCCGTCCTCTAACTAGGGTCGAATAATCTTTCTGCAATTCCCCTGCCGCAGCAACTCTAGTAATTCAAATGTGCGGACTACATAGGCAATGAAATTAACCATATCAACGAAACAGATATTAGTAGCCTGGGTATAATATATCCAACCTTTTTTGGCGGCCGCCACATTCCCCACGGTCTCAATAACGACGTTACCCGTGGCGGCAACCCTACTATCAGCCTTAACTTCTAATAGTAACTATTCGTCTCCCTTAGTGGCGATTAGGTCAATATCTTTAGAGAAATAGGACGCTTCTTTAGAAACGTCCTAAACCTCATAACCCAAAGTCTAAAACAAATTGGCGACCAGGGCTTCCCCCTTATGCCCCTTAGCCAACAAGTCTTTAAACACTGTTATAGCGGTCATGACTTTAGACCCCTATTCGCCTTTTCCGTCTTAATGAAATCGCGGCACATTTCCTCAGTAAATGAGTAATCCTCCCCCAAAGCTAACTACATTAGATACTAATCTAATATGCTTGCGGTTTCATTATGCGGGAACTCATGGTGATTAATTCCCTGGGTGGCACAATCATGAATGAATAAAAGTTCTTTCGTATTTAACATAAAGCAAATACCTCCTTGCGGCGGCCGTGCCTATCGGCGGCACTGACCTGAATTTATTGGCGGCGGCAATGACTAACTTATTAGTCTTACCCCGTCATATTATTTTGAAAATAATAGGTAATTAATTATCCCTCGTTGCCCAAAGAGAAAAGTAAAAAATGCGGCAGCTTGGTTCGGGGATTCCTTAACCGCCCCCGCCGCACTCTATAAAAAAGGAACTAATGGTTAGTGACTCCATTAGTTCCTAAAAAAGAGTGGGTAATTTAGAGGTTATAATACTATTCTAACAATAGTTTCAATATTCAATTTTCTTGTATTGGCCGCGACGGCGGCGGCCAAGGTAGGTTTTATCATGAAGAGACAATCCCCGATAAAATATTTGTAAATAATGATATATATAAAGAACTAAAGGATTAAAGAAATGTTGATTGACAAAAAAGGATGATTCTCATTATTTACAATATTATTATATCAAAAATTTTTTTATTTGTCAAATTTTGGGGCTTGGCGGTTCGGGGATTCCTTATTCGGGCTTGCCTCACCCTTTGAGTAACTTAAAATATTTAATATCATTGGGGTCAAACATCCCAATAACTTTGACGATGTTATTATCAAGCATTTCAATCTGCCAAGGGTAATAATAGCTTTCAATTTGACGTGGGGTTATGTATAACAATTTATTTAAATCAATATCCATAATATTCTCCTTCGGGTAGGGGCTGCGGCGGTGGCGGCCTCGTCCGTTTTACATATTCTCATGGTGAACCATTGTGTCGTGATGAATGACCAAGGCACATAACTGTACCCTCTCGTCCTCTGTAACCTCTTCTATGGGAGTATTAACAATGCGATTGACCAACTCAATGGATTCCCCCATCTTCTCAGGGATGATAGCTTCTATTTTCATTTCCCAATAGGGAGTAGTATTAGAATCAGAAAAACTTAAAGCACCTATGCCGCCTTGCCTCTGTAGGCCTTCATAGACGGTTCTAAAAGTTCTATCACTCACTCTTAATCTTTTGCCGTTCTTCTTTGCGGCAACCCGTTCATTTTCTGCTTTGAACTTAGCTTCATCCACTCTATTAAGCGTGGCTAAAAGAGAATCGACTTCATCATAAAAATCCGTCTTTTTAAAAATGCCGAATCCCCACTTTTCCCAGCCTTCCAATGAGTCTTTAGACAAGGCTAGTAAAACCCAATCATTAGAAAGTCTTAAATTTCTTCTAACGGCATCCAATTCGGCTTGCCGCACCAAGGACAAGTCTTCCAAATGGAAACCTACATTCTATCTTAAAAATTTCTCTTTGTTAGTCATAATAATAAATCCTCCTTAAAATGTGAAATAATCTTCTTCTACTTCTTCTCTACGGGGAGAAGTGACGGCGGCGACTGTACTATTTTTCCCTGTAATATTACAGGCCGCCGCCGTCGCGGCCTGTGCCTGTGTATTATTTATTGTATTATCTTGTAATATTTGTTGAGGTCTTTTCCCATAACCCGTTATGGTCTTTTCCTATAACCCCTTATGGGTTTTTACCATAACCCCCTTATGGTCTTTTCCCATAACGTCTTTAATCCCTTGTGGGTTTTTACCATAACGAGGCATTTCATAAAAATAATAATATTCTTCGTCAGTGTCGGTTCGTTTGACCAAATAACCTTTCTCTAATAGTTCCTTAATCGCCCCATTGTAGGCATCTATTTTTATGTTAAAATCGCGTTCAACCGCTTTACTACTTAATGCGAATTCATAATTATTTTGGTTTATGACGAAATATGTCCATAATTTATAGGCATTAGGCCTTAACTCCTATGCTGCTTTATATGTTGCCTTCAAATTATGTATGGCATATAGATTCTCTCTATCGCATTTTTCTTTTATAACTTTTATAATCTTTTGATTCTTACCACCTGTTCTATGAACATTTGCCATCTTTGGCTACCTCCTATATTATCTTTTGCTTTGATTTTTAATAGCCATCTACAGTTCATGACTATCTTCAAATATATATGTATCGAATTGGGGGAAATTAGGATTAACCCCCGTCCGCAAAATCTTGAATCCCTTTAGGCGTAACTCTAACGCCAATCTCTTGCTATAAATCGTATATTCTTTGTTCATTTGAGTTTTAGTCTCCTTATCATTAAAAATTAGAACGTGGATTTTCGTAGAAAGTAAAATCGTTTCCTTCAAAGAATTTGATATACCCTAGCTATGTCAATTCATCCTTCGCCCTATAGAAAGAACTTCTTGTAATTCCCCATTTAGCGGCATCTGCCGGAGATAATTTCAAACTGTCGCCATTTTGATTAGCGACGAGATAACACCATAAAGCAAGCCCCGCCCCATTTAATTCACTCACTGCCTTTTGGAGTGCTTCAAATTCAATTGTGACACATGGATAATTCTTATCACAGGGTTCTTTCTGTACTTTTAGATTAGTGATTGTCATTATTTACATTCTCCTTATCAAAATATTCTTTCTTAATTAACCTATAGAGTAGCTTAGAAACAGTAACATCCTAGCGTTCTGCTTCTCTCTTAATAAACTCTTTTTCTTCGGGAGTAACTTTAATCCCGATAACTTCTGTTTTTGTTGCCATTATAATAGCCTCCTTATACTTAAATATTTCCGTGTAACGTTGTTAACTCAACCTTTCTTAAAAAAGTGCGGGAGAGTGGCGTCTCCCCCGCAACCAAGGAAAGGAAGGAAAAATGTCAATGCACTAGCATCTTCGTATATATATAAATTCTAGGACTAATAGTTTAACCTACGTTGTCCTCGAAATTTAAATGAGAATTAAAAAATTTTTTTTAGGGGGAGTTACTAACACCCTCCCCCTGAGTTAGGACAAAAAAGAAATGCTACAATGCTTTTCATACATATGTGAAAAATACGGTATATAAATTATCGGGTGTAGCCCAAAAATTTTTTTATATCTTCCGTCTTTTTCTATTAATATTATATAATATTTTTTATGTAAAATCAAATAAATGGGATTTTACCCAGCATATTTGCGGCAGCCGCAAGATGATTTCCTAATTCTTTCCTATGGGTATAGCATTTTTTAAAAATATTTACAAATGTTGTAAGTGTAGTAAGCACTATTGACAAAAAATGTGGAAAGATGTATATTTGTGTATGTCGAACGGAGAAAATCGGCAAATTTATTTATTTTAGGAAGGAAGAACAGAAAATGAAAATTACCCTTGACCTTGACACTTGCGAAATTACCGTCCCCACCAATTTCTTTGTGAATATCCAGAAGCAGAATGAATTGATTGCCGCCCATGACGGCACTCCTGTACCTCCCATGGAGGTTATCAAGAATGCCTTTGAGAAAGCCATGAAAGATACTGACAAGTATGTTCATGTGAAAGCTAAGAAATGAGTAAGAAAGGTTCTAGAGTTACCCAACAGGAAGCCAAAAAGATGTGGGAACTCTATCAAGTGTGCGGCAGTGTGGTTGCGGTTGCACGAACCATGAAACGCGACCGCGGCACAGTGTCTAAGCATATAGCCGCATATGAGGCCAGTGTTAATACCGCCTCGGTTATATTGGCGGCTAAGGGATAGGCAATGGCAAGGCCGTGAGGCCGTAGCCAAAAATAAGGGAACTCGTAAAAAATTACGGGTTCCCTTTCTATTTTCTATTTCTCTGGGTTAATTCTTGATACGATGTTTCTAAAGAAAAATTAGTCGTATGGATAGAATGTCGTACCATTAAAAAATCTTTACGAATTCGATTACGCCAATCTTTGGGTTATGAGGTTGGCAGGGGTATAGGCTTTATGACTTTCCTGTTTTTGTTCCTCGCTAATATCGGTATAGCGTAGAGTCATTTTAATATCGCTATGCCCCATTAACTTTTGTAAGATAAATACGTTGCCGCCATTGGCTACAAAATAAGTGGCGAAGGTATGACGGAGTTGGTAAGGGGTAATCTTTACGTTTGCGGCATTAGATAGTTTGCGGAATTCCCTAGCTAGTTCGTTGGTAGATAGGGGGTTGGCGTCTCTACTTGGGAAGATATAAGGAATAGTCCTGGGCAAAGAATTTAGGTAATAATTTAGGGAATTCGCCACGCCATCAGACAAGTAAAGTATTCTCTTTTTCTTTGTTTTAGCGGTTTGGCGAACTATGGTTATAGTCCTATTACCTTTGTCATAGTCATTTGGCGTCAGACGTGTTATCTCACTCGTTCTAATGCCTGTGTCAACCATCAGAAGTATCATAGTGTAATTTCTCAACCCAGTGAATGAAGAACGATTACAGGCCTTTAAGAGGCGTTTCACATCATCTATACTAGCCGCATTAATGTCACTGTCGTCCCCACGTTTCTTTAGCTTTTCTTTTACTATGGGATTATAGGTAAGATACTCGTTATCCACGCACCAGTTGAAAAAGGATTTTAGGCAACCATAAGGCCTATTGTAAATGGCGGCAGAAGTATCAGGAATAGCGGCGAAATAGTTCACAACAGCGTGGCGAAGGTCGTTTTCATCTAGGCTTGGGGCGGTGGCGGCGAATTTAGATAGTTCTCTGTAGTAATCCCTTAGGGTTCTGTCTCGTAATCCATCCGCCTTTTTACGATTAATAAACTCATTGATTAATTGCGGCAGGGTCTTGGCGGCAGTGGCCTCGGTTAGTGTGATACGCATTTGGGGTTCCTCCTTACGGTTCTAAAGTTAGAGATTCATAGACCCAACCAAGAATTCATAGACCTAAAGGGGGAAAAGGTTGCCGCAAAATAGAAAAAGAGGTTCACTAGAATTAGAAAAATCCTAGTGAACCTCACGTTTTTGGCAGGGGAAG